CCTTCTCTGATTTCAGTATGTTGCCCTCGCGCCATTCTTGCCCGAATGGCCCGTTGCCTGACCCGGTTGTCAGAAGATCCTGCGTTGAAGAGAGACGAGGATGTGGTGCGTACACCGCCCCACTGTTACTTTGGTGAGTTTGAGGATCCATTCCCGATCACCACTGCTGGCACCGAACCGCCCGTAGTTGAGCGCACTTCAACTACTTCAGTCTCCGATGGTGCGGAGCCAGATGCTAAGGTCCCTGCATCTGAGGCAGCGAAAGCTGCCGACCCTGACGACTGGGTAAACTCTAAGATTAGTCGAACTTACTTCACTTATGAATCCCACGTGGTTAGAGTGTTATTTCAAGTAACGCTCTCCACGATTCTAGGGTGTTTAGGTCTCTATTTCGTCTCGCATTGGATTGATGTACCATTGTTGCGCTGGTTCACTGAAGGTGAGTACCTCGCGACTTGCGTACCTATGATTCGTTACGAGCCGAACTACTTCTTGAGAGAGTGGCTTGGTATGGTGGAAACTTTCGACGAGGCTCCATTCATGGTTCGCTTCTATTACCGATTCCTCTATGAGAGAACGGAATACTGTCAGACTATGATTGCCAAATCTACCGACATGCACTGCACCTCACACAATTTGCTGTTCTTCGGCAAAATGTGTTGGGAAGACGGCCCTTGGCTGTTGAGTGTGGGCAGGTGGATGACCTTCTTCGAGATCACGGCGTTCGAGCGTGTCTTGAGCCCGTTTTCATCTCTCGAAGTAGCGTTGCTAATCTTCACCATCTTTGCTACCGTCTGGGGTTTTGTCCTCACTACTGCCGTATGCTTCCGATTTCTTTATCCGTGGGTGTACTGGTTGTTGTGGGGCGACAAGGTGACAATGCCAAACTATGAGTGCGATATCAAGAGGATGTCTGAGGAGTATGGAGTTGACCCGCAACTTCTTGCTTACTCCTGCTCAGTTATTATGTGTAAGTCTCGTGATGAGCGAACATTAACTACCCTCCATAGTGCATTGAAGTCGTGGATCGGCGCGAACCGTAAGGGGTGGTCGGAAGTTCAACGTACGGACCAAGCAGCGAGAGCTACTCGTACTGCGTTTGCCTACGTAGGAGCTGAGACCAACATGTACTCCTATTTCGGTGTTAAGTCAATCTATGATGGGATAGTCCAAGCCACCAAGTTTGCTCGAGGGGAGTTGATTTGGGGGCGAAGACTACCCGCTCATTAAGTCGGGCCGGTCATCATCGAGTCGCTATGTGTAGGACCAACGGAAAACATAATCTTAGACGAAGGTTGTGAGATTTCCCGAATCCCACTTCCCGATGATGACCGCCACAAGAAACATTTGGTTAGAGTCGCAACGGCACCAGTAGCAGGTGCCTTCAAACCATTTGTTCATTCCGACTGTCTCTGCAACCAAATCCGATCTGTTGTAGGGAGGGTCGCTGGGCCCGTTCCGAAGCCCACGGACTGGGGTATTGATTTACTCTATGCCGCTTCTGAACGGATCAAGGCTGTCTTGCCCCATACCGAGGCTGACAGTATACACGACATGCCTAAGCGTTATTCAGGGAATAAGCGTCGAAGGTATGAGTATGCTGTTGAAAAGTTTCTTATGGGAGGTGTACAGCCTACGGATGCTTACTGTAAGATGTTCGTAAAAGCAGAAAGAATTGACCCAGAAGTCAAAGTCAATCCTGACCCCAGGGCGATACAATTTCGAGGATCCACCTACTGTGTGGCTCTCGGGATGTATCTTCATCCTATCGAGACACTACTTTACCTCTTCAAAGGGGCATCGTCTGGTGTTCCCGAAAGTCGCAATATAGCGAAAGGATTAAATAGTGTGGAGCGAGCTGAGCTTTTAATGCTCAAAGCTTCCCACTTTGTTAGTCCGGTCTTTATTGTGATGGACGCTAGTCGATGGGATAAGCACTGCAGCGTCAGGTTACTCCAATTGGAACACAGTGTCTATCTTCACTCAAATCCTTGCCGATTCTTCGCATTCCTACTTTCTCTTCAATTGCACAACGTCGTATTCACGAGTTTGGGCATGAAGTATAAAGTGGAAGGAAGACGAATGAGTGGTGATATGAACACCGCACTTGGAAATTGTCTCTTGATGATATGTATGTTGATTGCTCTCTGCACCGTTTCGCTTGACCTTCCTAGGTGGGATTGTCTCGATGACGGCGATGATGTACTGGTTATCATCGAGCTTACAGATTTGCAACGGTTTACCGAGGCGGTTGAACCGACATTTCTTGCGTTTGGTCAAGAGATGAAGATCGAGCCCCCAGTATATGACGTGCACAAGGTTGTGTTTTGTCAGAGTAGTATTGTAGAATACTCACCGGGCCGATATAAGTTTGTTCGACATTTTCATAACGTCGTTAGCAAGGCCATGAGCGGCATAAGACATTGGGATGACTCGACCTATAGAGCCCGTGTTCTGAGCGCGATTGGTACTTGTGAACTTGTCTTGAATTTGGGTGTCCCCGTGTTACAAGAGTTCGCGGTAGCTTTGCTGCGAAACACAGGGGTCGACGTCGACGTATTGCAGTATGCGCCCGATGGTATTAAGCAACGCGCTTTGAGAGATGTTAGAGCCTTAGGACTGACATTCGCAGACGTGAAGCCTAGACCGATCGAACACTGCGCTAGGACTAGTTTCGAGAGAGCCTTTGGTGTATCTCCCAATGAACAGATTGATATGGAACACGCGTTACGCGATTGGACCTTCGATCCCTCATCGGAGAACATCTACTGGGGTCCCGAACGGGATGTCCCAACGTGGTTACCGTGCTATTCGTTCTACGATGCTAGACGTCAGGCATTATGAGTAATGCAAAGAAAAAGACCAAGTCCAAGAAGACCGTTGCCCGCGGTTCTTCTCAGAAAGCCCAGAGGCGGGCGTCGTTAGCCTCAATCCGATCACCTAATGTTGACTCGTACGAACACGAGAGAGTGTTAACCGGGTTGACTGATCCATTTTCATCAGAAGCAATTACGGCTAGATATCCCGATCAAGGATCTGGTCGAACGTTGACTTTTCAGCGAAGGTGGCAATTCACTTTGACTGCCAACGCTGCTGGTGATATTGTGTTTAGTATCAACACGAAGCCCAACTTTCCAAGGTTGGATGGAACGTTCGCAGCGAACGTCGCCACGTGGCCCGCGACCTACACTGGTGACTTCACTTCCGACATTATGAATGTTAACGCTAGGACTTACAGACCAATCACTTGCGGATTGCGTGTTGTGAATACTCTTAGTGCAACTAATTCACAAGGGAGTATTGTTATTGCGAAAGGGGGTCCTCCCGTTCTCAGTAGCAATACCTCGTTCCTTCCCAGTCTTTTCACGAGTTGGGACTTGCACTCTAACGTGCATGGCGGGGAGTGGCACACCACTTCACATCCGCTCACCGCCACCGCTTACGCGCTCTCCGAGATTTCCGGTTATAACACCAACACCGCACAGGACAACTCATGGGAGAATATTTATTTTTACGCCTCAGGGTTGCCTGCTTCTTCTTCTCCTTTTGTGTTCGAGCTTATTACAAACTACGAATACACACCGAGGGAAGACACCGCCTTAGCCCAATTGGCTCAACGCCAACCGGTTATGAACGTGTCAATGCAGACAGCCGTCAATCAGGTACAAAATAGTGTTCCAAATTCCCATGCTGCCAATCGTTCCAGCACTAGTGCTGTTATTAAACGGGAAGCGAAGAAAGCACTTCTCAAACATGTGCTACCATTCGCTGTTCGAAAAGCCGAGCAATTTTTAGCGTGATCACAACAATTTAGGGGTAAAGCATCTTCGGATAGACTCAGACATAAGCACCTGAGCACCTGCTTGCTTCGTCGCTTCAAGCGAGTTGACCGGTGAACTGGAAAAACTGAACTTGTGGGACGGCCCATTAGGTAGAATACTGACTCAAATTTTGTCACACCAACATTAACTTTTTAGGAGGTGAGTCTAGGCGATGGAACAACACTAGTACGCGAAGAGCTGGAAAGTGCCAAACCTTAGATAGTTTCCAAAAGGGGGTTTGTACGGTACCTACCGAGAGGCTGTTCCTGGGCCAAGGTCGACCAGGGCTGATTCCGGTGGTTAGTGTACCCAGGCGGACTACGGTCTATAATGGACGCTAACTAAGAAAGGGGAGGGCAAGCCCCAAGTATTCGCTCTCGTGAGTCTCGATAGCCTCATCATCTGAAACCAAACAAAAATTCCGAAAGGAGGGGCCAGGTTTCTACAACACCAAATATTTTAAAACATCCAGTGATTGGATGGCCCCC